GCTTCGGCTTCGTCTACCTCGCAGATGCCGCCGCGCTCAACGAGCTTCGGCATGGCGTCCTTGGTCTTACGCCAGCCGTAGGAACCGCTGATAATTTCAATTTTCATGCCGTACTCCTTTCACGCGCCGATCAGGCCACGACGTTTGCCGCGTAGATGTACGGGCAGTAGTTTTTCGGCGCAGCCAGCGGACGGGCAGCCAAGCGCAGCTTGCGTCTGTCGTTGGGCTGGTCGAGAACAAACTTCGGGACGCGCTTCGCAACGTAGGTGGAGAAGTCGGTCGAGCCGTAATCAATCTGCGTGATCTGGCCGTACATCATGTGACCGCAGTCGGGAGCTGTGACCATTGCAGAGGTCGCGGGGAAGTACCGCTGCTCCGCACCGCTGTCATCGACATAGGTTTCGTCCACGCAAATCACGTTGAGGCGGAAACCGCCGAAGTTCAGCGTACCCATATAGGTAACGCCGTCATAGGGGCTGAGCTGCTGATCAATCGTGCCGATGATGATGCCGCTGTTGCGGTCGAGCAGGGACTTGACGTCCGTGAGAGCGAGGATCGCGTCTGCAACGTCGGAGCCGATCACGAGGTCTGCTGCCCGGAGGCCACGCTTGGACAGCTTGCGGCACATATTCTTCACGTCGGAGAAGAACGCCGCACCCTTTTCGTCAGTTGCGTTCCACTTGGTGCTGACGGTGTAGGCGTGATCGCTCGCCGTGTCATAAAACTGCACATACAGCTTTTCACCTTCGGTCTTATCGTCGATGTACGACTGCATCGTGCAGGAGTTGTTGATCATGGTCTGGACGGCCATCCACTCTTCACGACGGGTGATGCGAATGTCCATATCGGAAAGATCGTCACGCTGCAGGCGGGCGGCGCGCTGGGCCGGGGTGCTGTTGGCATAGATGGCTTCGCCGAAGCCGCGCTTGCGCAGATCGTCCTGCGTCAGCAGACGAGAAGGCGCGATGAACGCGGGCTGGTATTCGTGGATCTCAAAGCCCCGGCGTTCCATCGGAATATCACCGGCGCGGGCGGACACGAACGCCGCCATCTTGCGGTCACCCTTGCGGTACTCGGTCAGCACCTTATCCGATGCAAAGATGTCACCGTCGCCGGTCGGGAAGTAGCGATCTTTGAAGAACGTCTGCTTGGGCACGATTTCTTCAGTAATCGCCATCAGGATATAGGTATCAAAGAAGTTCAGTTCTGCACTCATAGTTGACTCCCTCCTTAGTTGGCAGCAGCAGCGTCCTTGAAGACGATGCCGCGCATACGCAGATTGTCCTTGTCGGTCTGAGAAATGGTATAGCTTTCGGCTACAGTCACCTTGTCGGGGTCGAAGCAGCCGGCGGTGTAGACCGCAACATTTTCGTCGGCAGCAGTGCCAACCTCAACGTCATCGCAGAGGACGCAGTCCGGCGTCAGCGTTTCGTTGTTTGCAGCAGTGGAGCCGAGGATCACCAGCTTGCCATCACCGGCTGTGCCATAGGATTTGGCAAGGATCGTGCCGCGCTTGAGCGTGACCGCAGAAGTGGTCTGCTTGCGGATGATGCCGCCGCGTACCTGCACGGCAGGCACAACGTCTGTGAACAGACCGTCGAAATTCATCTCACCGAGTTTCTTGCTCAGGTTCGTCATAGCTTAGCCCTCCTTCTTGCCGAACAGCGCAGAAACCTTGGCCCTTGCATCGGCCAGCCGCGCTTCCGGGGTCTTCTTCGCGTCATCGTCTTCTTCCGCTTCCTCAGCAGGGGGAGGCGTTGCGCCAACGTCTTCGGCGTTGGACTCGTCGGCATCGTCCTTGAGGTCGGACAGGAATTTCTTGCCCTGCTTTGCGCGCTTCTTCGCGTCAGCCATCACCAGATCGGCGGCGGTGCAAGGCTTTTCGCCGTACTTGGCTTCGCGCACGTCGGCAGGATCGAGCAGGCTGGCGACTTCGTCAATTTCCTGCATCCGTTCCCGTTCAGCCTGAACCGCCGCATTGACCGCTTCGGTGTGATCGACAGCGGCCCGTGCAGCAGCTTCAGCCTGAGCGATTTCGTCCGGGTATTTTGCCCGGAGCTCTTCCAGTGTCATAGAGTTTCCTCCTTCTTCGCCGGGATTCTCCGGCTTGTTTTTATTCGCCTCAACCGGGGCCGCTGCCTCGGAATCGACCGTAGGAATGTTGTCCGGGGCAAACATGCCCGGAGCGAGGTGAAACTGCTTGCCGCGCACGAACAGGCTGCGCCCATCCGCGCTGGCGGCGATACCGACAGGCTCGGCATCTTCAATCAGTTCATCCGCGAAGCCCTTTTCGATGGCCTCACGGCCTGTCATGTAGGTTGTATCTGCCATCATGTGCATGATGACCGTTTCAGAAAGCCCGGTTTTTCGCTTGTAGACCTCGGACTGCATCTTATCCCATGCGTCCTGCTGCGTAGCCTGCTCCCGCAGCTCATCGGCGTTATAGCCGCCGAAAAGAAACTGCCAGCACTTGTGAATCATAATGATGCTGGACGGATTGACCTTGACCGTATCGCAGGCGCACATGATGATGCTGCCGCCCGACATGGCTACGCCGTCCACAATACAGGTGAGCTTTGCGCCGCTCCGGGAAAGCTCCCGCAGGCGGTTATGAATCATATTTGAGGCTCCGGCGTCGCCACCGTAGCTGTTCATGCGGATTGTGATGTTCTTGCAGGAAGAAATCTGCTTGAGGTCCTCCAAAAACTCACTGAGCAGAATGTACTGCCCCTCGATGGGTTCGCCCCACCAGTTTGTCGGCTGCTGCTCATAGATGTCGCCATACATGGTGATCTCGGCCGAGCTGCCAGATTCATCCGTAGTGGCCATGGTATAGACCTTTTTGCTGATCGAAATAGCCGGCGCATTTTTCGTTTTCATGCCCGATTCCTCCTTCACTCTTCACCGCTCGCAGGCGGTGTGTTTTCTGCTGGCTGCTGTACGCTCCCGATGGCTGCGAGCAATTCATTTTCACGCGCAAGCTGATCGACATTTTCTTCCCAGTCGCCGCCAGACATTTCGCGCGTAACCTGATCGTTCGTCTTGATGGCGCGGTTGGTCAGCATCAGAGCGGCCTCGGCCTCCTTCTTTGGGTCGAGGGAACCCTGAACGGGGCCAATCCAGCGAGCGCCGCACCACGCCTCGCGCAAGAGCGGATCTGTGTGGAAGCCCGGAGCATTGATGCGTCCGAGCGCAACAGCTTCGGCCATGAACAGCTCGTAGATCGGCTGGCAGAAGTCGTTCACGAACCAAGACCGGCGCATTTTGAACGCTTCCCATGCTTCCAGCAGCGCACCGCGGCTTGCAGAGTAGGAGCTGTTGAATTCCTTGATGAGTACGTCATAAGGCAGTTCCAGCGCCGAGCCGACCAAGCGGCAAATTGTCTTCACGAACGTCTCAAACCCTGCGGTCGGGATGTTCGGACTGCCAAAGTTGACTTTCTCGCCGGGAGCAAGGTGCGTTACCGTACCCGGCCCCATTTCGTACTCGTTGGGATCGTCGGAGATATTGCTTGCACCAGCACCATCCGGGCTGGCAGTCGGAACGCCGGCAATGTCTCCTGTGCCGACTTCATTGAATGGCGTACCGGACGGATCGGTTTCCGTTTCAATCCATGCCGTAAAGAAGCTCTGCACCAGCGCCGCCATCAGCTCCGATTCCGTGTAGCGGCGAAGCTGCAGCAGCGGCTCAATAACCTGTGCCAGATACGGAACGCCGCGGTACTGATCGGGGCGCTCGCTGTCCATGATGTGCAGGATATTCGGCAGGCCGGTGCGCTCGCCGTAGGCCGGGACGCGCGTCCATTCCTGTTTCTCGGTCGTGATCTGGTGCGGATAGGTGTTGCTGATGTAATAGGCAACGACGCGGCCGTTTTTGTCGACCTCCACGCCGTCGAAAACGCGGTGACCGGCGCCGGGCTTCCCATCCGGAACGACGGCATCCATGAAGCCGCCGTAGGTGTAGCCTCCGCTGAAGTTGGTAGGTGTGGAAACACGGTCTGCCTCAATGACGTGCAGCCGCATGGAGTATGGATTCAGCGGCGTCGCCGGGTAACGCTTCACCAGGACAAACACGTCTCCGGACATGAGCCACGATTTGAGCGCGAGCTGCTGCAGAGCCATGAAGTTGTTCAGGCCGAGCGCGTCGCAGTTCTGCTTTTTACCGCCCCAGAGCCGAAATTCCATCTCGGCCTTGTGCTGCCATTCTTTTGCCGCCTCCGGAGAAAGCCCCAGCAGGTCGCGGTCGACGGTCGCTTTCAGCGTCAAGCCTGTGCCGACAACCTTTGTGCGGTTGGTGTTGATGGCGCTCGTGGCCACGGGCGATGCCATATAAAGCATTCTCGACCGCTGGCGCAGCGTGGCGTTGTTGCGGTTAATATCTTCGTTGGGCGAACCGCTGTCTGGGGTGAACCCCTTGAGCGCGCGCCGGGTGACGCTCGCGCCAGCTTCGCTATACCCCTTGGCATACGGTGCGGCGCTCTGGCGATGATTTTTCTTGCTCAATGCTTTCGCCTCCTGTGAAATAGAAAACGGACGGTCTGGCGGCGAAAGGAGAAAACTCCGCCAGACTGTCCGTGCAAAAGCCCTTTCGGGCGAATTGCTGTATTTATCATTTTCGTGGCCTCACGAAAAAGGTCACCAATCGCGGGGGATGACGCCGAATGCCTTGCGGCGCTTGCTGCCGTTCAGCTCCGAGGTCAGTTGATCGATCTCGTTCTCCATCTGCTTAATTTCCTCAGACAGCGCCGGGAGATCAAAACGGGTGAGCTGCCTGTCATCGATCATGTAGGATTTTACGCCGCCGTCTACCAGCGCCGTGTATGCGTCGTAGAGCTTTTCAAGCGCCGCTTCGCGGAACGCAAGCCGCTTCTCAATGATGATTCTGCTTGCCATAAAACACGCTCCTTACCAATCGTCGTAGTATTTCTGCCTGCCGCGCTGCGCCGTGCGGCGCTTCGGCGGTGTGATGTTCGCCGAGGGCGGAGCAGGCACACGGACACCGGAGGCGGCCTTGATCTGGCGGTCAATCTCATCAAGATTCTTGGGCAGAGCCTTGAACGCGGCCAGCGCGTAGTTGCGGCAGTCCAAAGGCTCGTTGCGCTCGTGTCCGGGAATCTTCTTCCACGACCACGGCTGCTTCTTATTCGGATCATAAACCTTCGTTTCCGACAGCAGGCCCGCAAAATAGGCGCTACCGTAATCGTCGCGCTTCGGGAAATGGCAATATTTCTGTCCGGGCGTCTGTACGCGCAGATTGTCCATGATGATTTCCTTTCCGGAATCGACGCCGAGCTGATATTGCCAGCAGGTGCCGACCGCAATCTGATTGACGAAGATCTTCTGTTTTTTCGGCGGTGAGATATAAGGCTTATCCTGTCCGGGCATACCTTTGATGCAGAATACTTTCTTGCTGATTCTGGCGTTGCATTGTGCGCGAACGCTCTGCGTGAAGTGACCGCCCTCATCCACGAAGGACATAGACACCCGCAGGCCGACGCCGTTCTCAAAACGCATCACACGGTCGAACACAACTTCATCGAGTTTGTTCCATGTGGCGTCATCATCCGGGCGCCCCATGACGATTCCTTTTTCAATGCCCCATGTTTCGCCGAAGAACCCGTGCCCGACGATCTCATACTCCATGCGATCATCCTGCGTATCAACGCCAGCCGTCAAAACGAGGACGCCCGGCGGCAGCTCTACCGGCTCACCGTTTTTGTCCTTGCCGTAGTCCTCACGGCGAGCGAGCAGGGAATCCTCATCCTCGATGTCACCGCGATCTTCCCACGGCTCGCCGAAGCAGGTGTTGAAAACGACCTGCATCTTTTTCGTGCTGCCAAGCGCATTGAGATATTTCAGGACGATAGATTCCCACGAAGCCCACTGGCTGACGAAAGCGTTCAGCCAGAAAGAACGGGTTCCTTGGCCGTAGGCTTCCGGATTCTCGGCAATCCATTTTGCCGGGGCGCGTTTCATCTCCGCTTCCGTGGAAATGCAGCCGCAGCCGGGGCAGGTGTAGTACACCTTCTTGACCTTGTAGGTCTTCTTGTGAGAGACGATGATTTCGTCGTACTCAAAGCGAATATCAGACCAGCGGATTTCGTGGTACTCGCCGCAATGCGGGCATTTGGAGTTCCACCGCTCCATCGTGCCTGTGTAGTAGGCAGCTTCGATGGCGCTGGCATTTTTGATCGTCGTAGTTGATACTTCGACGGCCTTCGCATTATAGAACGTGGTCTGCCTGGCCATTGCCAGATCCCACGGATCGCCCTCATTGCCGGCGCTCGTTGCCCATCGGTCGCGTTCGTCGCCGAACACATAGCGGATAGGCTTTGATGCCAGCGCGTGTGCCTCGGTCGAGCCGCACATCGTAAGGATGCCGCCCGGATAGGCCTTTTGGAGAATCGTATTGTGAGAGTCGCGGCTTTTCGGCGCGGCGATCTTCTGCCGCAGAGCCGGACTGTCGCGCAGCATCGGCGCGATACGGAGCTTGGAATACTCCTGCGCGTCAATGGTTGTGGGATGAATGAACAGAATAGAGCCGGGGTCCTCGTCAATGATGTAGCCGATGCAGTTATTCAGAAACTCGGACTTGCCGACCTGCGATGCGGCCACCATGACGATGTGCCGAACCTTTGGGTCCGTAAAAGCGTCCATCGGCTCGCGCAGATAGGGCGTGCGCTCCGTACGCCACGGGCCGGGTTCGGCTGCGCTCTCAGCAGAGAGGCGGCGTTTGGCTTCTGCCCATTGGGTGACGGTAAGGTCATCAGGCGGCGTCATGCCAGCCAGCACCTTGCGCATGGCCTTGTTCAGACGTGCCGCGCCGCGCCGTTTGGCTTGGCGTTCGGCTTCGGCTTTTTTCAGCGCATCGGCCGCTGCCTCATTCTTCGTCATAGCTGCGCCCCGCATTGCTCCAGTCGCGCCGCTCGTTTACTTTCTCGGCGTATTTCTCAGGGTCGTAGTGATACGCAGCCAGTTCGCGCATGACCTTATGGACTTCCTTGCGGATGATCTCAGCAGCTTCGGCGGGGCTTTGCGCGGCGGTGACGTCAACGGACAGCCGTCCCGGAAGCGACAGCAGCGCGCCGCGGATGGTGTAGATCAGGTCTTCCGTGAAGCCCTCCACATCTTCCGAGCGGTGCAGCTTTCCTTTCAGCTCCTCGACCTCCATTTTTGCAAGCTGGGCTTTGGATAACTTGAGCTGTGCTTCAGACTGCCGTTTTGCTGTTTCCAGCTTCTGCTCGGCTTCGCTGATCTGCGGCTTGGAAAGGAAATTGATATATCGCTGAACCGCGTCGCCGAGCTGGAAGTAGCCGCGCCTGACGGGAATAATCGTGCCGTCCTGCGCCATCTGCTGCACCCGGCGTGCTGTCACGCCGAGGATCGCGGCAAGCTCTGTCGTGCTGACTTCCGCCTCAGCATCAATCTTGAGTCTCGTTTCAGCCATATAGCAAGCTCCTTTCACGCTTTTTCTGATGGGGCTCAGCGGAATTGCACCGCAGCACCCGTTCTGCACGGGCGTGACCCTTACCCCGATGTGGTCATATGAACTTAGGAGGTCAGCGCGGTATGCCTCACCCGCGCTGTGGTATGAAAAATGCGCGGTATCTGCGTCGATACCTGCGCACATTCCAGCGGTAATCGTAACGAAATTACCAAAAAAACGTAGAACTAACTAGGCGAAAAATGGGGTCGTCGAGCCCGCAACAGATGCCGCCCCCTCCCGACAGTACCTTTTCAGCGGCCGAATCGATCACGACGCATGATACCCTGCCACCCAGCAAACTTATCGCGCGTGACAACGTCCTTCTCGCAGGGCTTCTTGCAGCCTTTGCGCCCTCGATGGCAGATGCACACCGTCTTTCCATTGACGATCTGCACCCAGACAGGAATCTTCTCTTGTTCTTGCATCGTTTATCGCCTCACATCGGTACGGATTTGACAGGGGATTGGCTGCATACCCACCCAGCCCTTATGAATAATTACCGGTGGCTACGATTGTTCTACGGAGAAAACTGCATCGCCCTCCTTGATGAACATGACGTGGCCGCAATGCTCACAAACGACCTTGGCATACTTGGGCGGCTTCTCGGCTACGCTCAGAGCGGACGCTTTGGCGCGGTCTACTTGCTCCTGCGTGGTGATTGCAACATTCTGTGCTTCTTCCTTTGCGGCGTTATCCAGATAGGCTTGGTATCTGGCACGGCGGTCCTCTTCGGATTCACCGACCACCCCGTCATCGAAAAGAGCATCGGCGTCAAAATCGTCGCTGGGAGCAGGGAAGCCAAGGGATTCGAGATCGAAGTCAAAGTCAAGGTTGAGCATATCGATCTCGTGGAGCAGCTCGTCGTTGATCCACTCGGAGAATTCGGAAATGCGGTTGTCGGCCAGACGGTCGAGCTTGATCGTTTCTTCGTCGGCGTCTGTTACGACGCAGGGTATTTCCTCCATGCCGAGCCGAATGGCGGCAGCATAACGGGCATGACCTTTGACGATGATACTGTTGCGGTCGATGACCAGCGGCACGTTGAAGCCAACCTTCGGAATGATCTCGACAAGCAGGTTGACCGTCTTATCGTTTTTCCGGGGATTGCGGACATAGGGCTTGACCTCGGAAATCTTCTTCATCACGATCTGATTAACAATCTCCATCAGCGCCAGCCTCCTTTCGATACTTCTGAAGCTGACGCGCCTGATTCTCGGAGATCGCAGCGCGTGTGAATGAATTGTTTTCGTAGAGCTTTGCGTAGCCGGTGATGTGCTTGAGGCGCACCAGCTCTTCCGGTTCTAGGCCAAGCTCATTGCAGACCTGCAGATCGGTCGCGCCGTTCATCAGCATTTCCATGACGATATTGGACATACCGTTAATGGAGTGCTTGCCTCTGGCGCGGTTGTGCCGAACGGTCGAGGCCATGAGATCATTCATGGTCTTGCCATGAAGCACAACACAGGGCAGCTTCCCCTCGCATGAAGCGTAGATGTCTTTGAATCTGCGCATGATGCTGTATCGGTGGAAGCCGTCGACGATAACATACCGGTCTTTCTTTTCGTCGTAGATGGTAACGACGGGCTGCGTGTAGCCGTCCGCTTTGACGGAGCGATAAAGCAGCTTCATCTCCTGCGTGGCGACACTGTTGGGGTTGTAGTCATTTGCGTGGACCTTTTCAATGGGTATCCACTCGACCTGATGAATGGGCTGATCTGAAATCATTTCTTGCTGCCCATATATTGCTCAAACTGCGCGGCGTCGCGTTTGCGATAGGTGGGAGCCTTTTCCCGGATGCGGAAACGGGAGCGGGCATTTGCGTTGTTCGTGCCATCAATATCATTCAGGACGATCTCTTTGACATGGACGCGATACCATTCGTCTCCGGTCTGATTCTTCCAGCGGTTTCGGAACAGCTCGTGGTATTCGGGCTTCACGATATTGGCAAGCAGATAGTCGCGGTATTCCTGCCACGAACGGAACGCAAAGGGGAGCTGGCGCGGGATGATGTCGCCGCTGTCAAAGGTATGGGCGAATGTACCGACGCCAGATACGCGACGGATGAACTTGTTGTAGGTGTCCGGCTCAAACTCCTGCAGCATTTCAATCGAGTGCCAGGCGGTTTCGTGGATGAGCGCTGAGACGCGCATGGCCTCCTTGGCCAAGCCCCACTGGTATTGCAGATCGTAGACGCGATTGTACGCCCAGTGATTCTTGGCAATGGCTGTCCAGATGTCATCGTTGGTGAAATCGTAGATCGGCCAGAACGCCTGACACCTGCCAACTTTCTTCTTGCACCACGTCACGCCTTTGTATCGGGCTTCATGCTGCGTGATAGCAACGCGCCGGTTCAGGCTTTCCGTCATGCGCATTCCCACCAGCACGGCACAATTCTCAGAATCGGTGCAGTAGGACGGGAGGACGTTGACAAGCTCATGGAATCGGTTTTCGCTGCTGGGGTTTTCCTTGATGGAGAGCGGGTGCTGCGGGTGAATCCAGATCGCTTTGTCCTCCGGATTCCAAACACTGATGAAATTCTTCTCTGGGGAGAGCGTGTTTGTGAATTCAAAGGGGATCTGATACCAGTATGGCGTGACTTCGGGCAGCTCCATGATGTGCTGCATATAGTCCACCGTCGCTTGCCACTCAGCTTCCTGATCGAGCCAGAATACCTTGAGCGGCAGACGCCCGCGCTCCTGCGCAACCATAAGCGCCATGCGGAAAAGAACTGTACTGTCCTTGCCGCCGGACATGCTGACGATCACATCGTCGTGGCCGTCGAAGATCATCCGCAGCCGTTCCAATGCTTCATCGAATACGTTGTTTTGCAAGTAGATCATTGCTGCTGACCCCGCGCCGCTCATGTGAGCAACATAGGGTTTCCTCCTTTTTTCGATGTACCCGCAGCCGGCAGCGTTGGCGATACGCCGCAGGTTCGAGCCTTCCTCTACGCAAGGAGCATCGTGGAGGCAAGTCCTCCTTCCGAATAAAATGAGCAGCGCCCCCGATCAGGAGCGCCGCCCGGCTTGATTTGGAATTTTACAGTTTACATGAAATCACATCTTAGGGGTGATTGCAAGCGTCACAGCGCGTCAGCGCGCGTCATGGCGGGGCAAGTTCCGAGGAAGCGATAACATATGGACTTGACACCATCCTCGGAATTTCGCCCACCAAGCACACTTGCAACTACCTTCCACGGCATACCTCGGATGAAACGCAGCCGGAATACAAGGCGCGTTGTGTTGTCCTCGATTCCGGCGATCCAGACAGCAATCGTTTCCTCACTTCTGGCAATCTGTTCTTTCAGCGCGTCGCGCTGCGTCTCCATGTCCGCGATCTCCGCGCCGAGGACGCCGACCTTGTCATTGACGCCGGAGGCGTGCGGCATTCCATCCAGCTTCTGCGCCCCGGGAACGGCAGCATTCCACAAGCCCTGAAGCAGTTCTTCCGTTTTCTGAAGCTGCTGGACAAGATCAAGATGCCCATTCAGTTCCGCCAGAGTCATGTGTGCCGCCCCTTTCCATCGTTATTTCGTCTTCTTCCACGCGCGGATCGCAGTCTTCTTCGTACCTTTCGGCTTGCCCACTCTATTGCAATTATAACACCTGACGCAAAACATGGGCGGTGTTCTTGGACGCAGATATACTTCCTCGACTTTGCAGCGGCTGTCCGCGCCGCAAAATCGGCAGGTCAATTCATCGGTTCTTGGCATTCTGCACCTCGCATTCCACCGTCGCGGATTAGCCGCTCATACAGACGCTCGACCTTTTTACTCCGCCAAATCGCAACGTCTTCGTGGCATTCATAGAGCATCATCATCTGCTCCAGCATGATCTGTACGTCTGCAATTTCTTCGGCAATGTGCGGTCTGTCGGCCCCCGATCTAAGACTTTTACACAGCTCTTTTTGCAGTTCGCTCAGTTCTTCGATTGCAACGACGCGCTGAATCTCGCTGCCGTAGAAGGAAACTGCTCTACAGAGGATTTGCCTTTCGTTCATCACTTTCCCCTCCCATCGCGGTAGAAGCCGCAGACAATCCAACCAAGATAGAATCCGAGCAAGAGAAGACGCAAAAGCTGCATCCAGTGGGCTTCAACCATGCTCGCATCCCTCCTTTTTGCGTTCAATACGTTTCTGCTCCATACGTTCCAGCCGATCATCGCTTGTTACAGTCCATTTCCGACGTTCCGCCGATTTTGGGCGGCGCAGGAAATCAGCTCTGGCGTTCGAGGTATAGGCGCCCGGCATACCCAGCTTTTTCGGTTTAGACATTTTTCCGTTCCTCCAAAGCCCGCTCGGCTTCTTCAAAACTGAGAAATGCGGTTTTGCCGATTTGATGTTCCAGAAATCTTCTCGTTATCTGACCTTCTACAGTCATCGTTGTAAATATAAGCTCGCCGGTCGTGCCGTAGCTTGCGAACCCCGTCACTGTGGCCTCTATTGGGTTGTCTACCTGCCTATATGCAGATCGCGCAAACCACACCGCATCCCCAACCTTGCACGGCAGGATCATAACACGGTCCTCTTTATCAGCGGCCAGCAGCTTTCTGATTCGTTCGGCTTTCGATGTATCATCCGCGAAAGCGGATTCTATAATGGTTTTGGCGTTCACCACCTGCTCTGGCATTAGACCCGTAGCTTCGTAAGAAGCCAGCCGCGCCAATGCAACCTCATACCCGCGACGGCACATAATACCGCCGTCGTTGTCGTACCATGTGAGCTTATCCATTCTGCTTCCTCCTGAACTGTCTAGCATAGGGGCAGGTTGCCCAATGCGGCACATAGCCCACGCCGGTTGCTTTGGCCGGGTCTTCCGTGTATTCGCACGAAAGCACTTGCCCGTTTGGGGTGACAATTTTCTTGCTGCCGACGCGCGGCTTTTCGATGTAGTAGCGCGGGGTAGCATCGCAGGGGATGGATTTCCCGGCTGGCGTCGTAATCCAGACGAGCGCAGCCATGCACGCTTTACAAGCGGCCATTGTTTTCATCCTCCATTTCGTATTGTTCGATATGAGCATCAGGTGATCTTGGCGAAACGATGATGTTGCCAAACTCATCGGCACCACAGAAAAGCGCCCATTTCGGCAGGCCGGTTTCCCGGCTAACCGCGTCCGAAAGATCTTCTAGCTTCTGCTTGCCCTCTGGCGTATCGAGAAAACGCATAACCTTTTTCATCCGCAATTCGAAAAAAAGCTCCCGAATCCCTATGTAGGTGAAGATGAGCAGAAGCGCAAGAGTCAAGCCAAGTCCTATAGCTCCGATTCCAAGTAGAAGCGTCTTAATCATAGAACATCCTCCACGTGCCTTTTACGCTCCAATGCCCGCCGTCCTTCAACGTCGGCTTCGAGCGATACCATTTGCGCCAGCGCCAGAACAGAATCTTCGGCGGCTCATTGTGCTGCCAGCACCGGAGTTCCAGTGCATATTCACGGCGCCACTCACGACGCTTCCGTTTTTCACGTTTCTGGCTCATGATGGTCTCCTTTCTCCGGCAGCGGTAGCACCCGGCGGCGCTCAATCTCGGCCCGGTAATTGCCGCAGTGCTTGCATTCATCCGTGATGGCGCGATGGGCGGCACAGCCGCCCAAGACGCACATTTCGGTCAAAACATCACTCATCATCGGAATCCTCCGCAGTTTTGTCCGGCTGCGCACCGTATGTGTCAAAGAGCCGGTGCGTACCTTCGGCCATTTCTTCTTCATCGTCCGACTTTTCATAGCCGAGCGTTTCGAGGATTTCATAGATGTGATCTAAGTCCGAATTTTCGCAAAGCTCATATTCGTAGTGGTTCATGTTCCACACGCGCCGGTAGTAGCTCATGTCTTCGTCATCGAGGGCAGAATAGCAGCAGCAGAAAATCAGCTTTTCCGGCTGGGCTTCCGCCGCGCTGCGGACAAAGCCCATGTCGCAAAAATCTTCGTTTTCATCGTCTGGCGAAAGTCTCATGCCGAGGAGCTGGGCGCAGAACCGAGGATTGATGGAATTGCAGTAGCCACCATCGATTGACTCTGTTGTTGCCACGCAGAACAAAGAGATTTCCTTCATGTGCTGTTTGAATACGCTGTTCGGAAGCTCTTTGATGAAATCCTTGCGCAGTTCAAAATGGGCCTCCGCGGCTTCCGCAAATTCATTTTCGGCCTGTTCGTCTCTGCGGCGCCGTTCCTCGCGGGCTTCGGCTTCGGGGTCTGGCTGCTGCGATTGCTGGCGTTCCCTGTAGAGTGTGATTCCGGTAGAATCCTTCCTGTAAAAGTATCGAACATCACTCGCGTCTTCTGGTATGGTCATTTCTTTCTTCAAATCCCAGCGGCTGTAGCCGGCGTGGTAGACCATATTGACCGTCGTACCGTTGAATTCGCCGCTTCTTTCAATCTGATATGCAAACTTGTCTGCAATTTCAGTCCATTCAGCAAGTTTCTTTTGGATTTCCTGCTCGGAAATCAGGCTTTTCAGAACGCTGTTGAAGTTCGCCGTGCCGATTGCGTCAAGCGCCTTGTTCTTGTCTTCGGGGCTGTCCAGTTTGTCAAGCTCCAAATAGTCATTGAGTGTTGCGCCACGAGCTTCGGCTTTCTGAAATTTCTGGCGGTCGAGGTCGAGCAGCTTCACGCGGCGTCGGATGGTGGTCTGCGAAAAACCGGACTTTTCTGCGATCTCAGCTACGGAATCACCCATGTTGAGCATCATCTGGAAGCCTTGCGCCTGCTCATAGACGGTCAGATCGCTGCGCTGCATATTCTCAACAAGCATGGTCTGAAGCTGCTCGCGCTCGGACATTTCGACCACCACGCACGGCAGCTCCGTCAGGCCCGCAATCTTCGCGGCGGCATAGCGGCGGTGACCGATGATGATGGTAAAGTCCGTATTGGAGTTGTCCGGTTCATCCGGAACGACCGTCAGGTTCTGCAGGATGCCGCTGGCCTTGATGCTTGCGGCAAGCTCCGACAGATCACCGAGATCCTTGCGCGGATTGTCGGAGTGTGGGAAAAGACGGTCGATTGCGATATTTACGATTTGAGGCATTTGTGAATCTCCTTTCAGTTCAGGGGCGCGTTTGCGCTCCGTTTACGCGGCACCAATGCCGCTGCGCTTTTTCTTCCGCGCCAGCCGGCAGGTTGGGCAGAATGTATTTTCTTTGCGCTCGATGAAAGAACGACCGCAGCGAGCGCAGTGCTGCGGCGGGATTCTGCGGAACTCGGTGCATTCGTCGCAGTTTTCACAGCGGTCACACCCTTTGATTTCATCCCAGTTTGCGCACATGAGCCGCTGCCAGTATGGATTATCGTCAATGTCGTTGATGCGCTTGCGGAGCACTGAGCAGAGCATTTCAAGTGTTTGCACGGTTTCTGTTCGCGTTCTGGACAGGTGTACCGCCTGCTTTACGGTCGGGTCTGGCGCGCCATAACCCCAAGGCTTATCTTTGAGCATGGCACGTACTTTGTCCTGATTCTCGGTCAGATAGACGAAATAAACTTTCCCGCGCACGGCTTTTTCGGATTTGCCGAGTGCCTTGCCAATGGCGGTGTAGCTGTTGCCTTTTCGGATTCCGTCTGCCAGTACATCGAAGTCGGTCTGTGTCCAAGCTGCGGATGAACCATGATTGTCGGCTTTGACCGGCCGCTCTTTCAGGCCGAGGTCGTTGCATCGGCGCTGGATCGCGCCGGCCGAGCGACGCAGCATATCGGAAAGCTCAGCGTATCCGTACCGATGCTGCTGAAGCAGCATTTTCAGCCGCGCGTCTTCATCGGGTGTCCATGGGTCTTTCCGCTGGATGGCAAATGCCTGAAAGTCCTTCTTGCGCTGCTCGGCTACCCATGCAGGCTCCTCGCCCAGCGCCAACGGCTCCATTTTGGAAAAATCAATGAACGAGCGGTGCTGTTCTGCCCATTTCCAAAACTCATTGAGCCGAATGACACGAAAACTGTTCTGATTGACGCGCTTTGTGTGAATCGGGAGGCCACGGTTCTCAACCCAGCTTTTCAGCTTATAGTTCCCACCGGCATTGCTGCCGCAAACGGCGATTATAAGCTGATTCATGGATATGTAGTCGCCGCCGAACAGAACCGGGCCAAGTCCCAGTCTGTTTTTCCGTACGATGACAGCCTCAACGGAGCGGTTAAGACGCTTCGCAATCGCGGGGATTGACATGACACCCCATTGATCTTGGAGGAATTGTTCTTCTGCTTTTGTCCATCCTGCGTGATAGCTTTGCAGTCCGAGCGAACGCCTCTTTTGTCGTACAGACCCTTCCGTCCGGCCAAGCGCTGCGGCAATAGCCGCTGCCGGCTGTGAGCGACTATGCTCGCGGAGATATTGAAGTTGATCGTCCGTCCATTTTCCCATGTGTCAGGCGATTCCTCCTTTCTGTCAGAATAGTGTGAGCTGCCCGGTTTTCGTTTCCTGCAAGGGCAAGGGCGGCAGCGCGGCAGACGATTTTAACTTGCCGGTAACTTGCTCGGCGGGTTTTTCGTCTGCCTGAAGCAGTAAATCCATCTGCGCCCAAATGCGGCGGTAGTGCCAGATGTCGCGGAAATAAAACGGGGTGTACCATATGTTCTGGTCTGGCCGGGGGATAAGCCCCCGGCGGTCAAGTGCTGTTGAGGGATGAAGGAGTGAGTCGCCAATCACAACGTACCCGGCGCAGCCCATGAGCGATAGCTGCAGGTAGCACATCAGACCAACGATGTAGTCAATGTCCTGTGCTACAAAAAGCACAGAGGTCTGATAGTTGATTTTCTGCCGCGTACAGGCGTTTGCAAACGCCACCAGCAACGCTCCTGCACCGCAGGCACAATCGTTGACGGAGATCCAGCCGTCCCGCTCTACACGCGCTTGGAGGTCTGTGCCGGTGATCTCGGCCATCATACGGCAGACATTATAGGGCGTGAAAAACTGTCCAGCGTGGTCATTGCCCAGATCAAGCGCCATGTAAAGCTCACCGAGAAAGTCCTGGTCCGGGTTAAAATCCATACCAATCACGACCTCTTGGAGCATCTGCGAGAATTTGAGCATTTCTTCGGGCTTGTACTTTCCGGCAATCGTCATGTACGTCTTTTCGCGCTCAGCGGCTTGACTCCGGTCAACGGTATTTGAGATCGCGATTGCGGCGAGTGTTATGAAATCTTGCCAGATTTCCCAGCGTCCATATCGGCCGCAGAGGGAGTTGAAGATCTTTACAAACTCCGTCTGATGGGTGCTTTTCAGATTGTGCGGCACACTTCTTCCCATGGCTTATTCCTCCGTCTGCACCGGTTCGGGCGGTACGATGGAACGCTTGGTGACTTTGCCCTTGGTGGACTCGACGCCAGCATCGAAGCCGCGCTGGTAGACACGATAGAGGTACTTCGTCATGTCCTCACGGTTCATGTGTTTGATAGCCTTGTAGTCCTCGCGCTTGAGCATCGGCGGCTTCAACTCATTCATCAGCCGCGTCCTCCATATCGTCCGGTTCATCAGCCGGGAGCACTTCGCGCGGATTCGAGCCAGCGTACGGGCCGACGATGCTGTTTTCCTCCAGCAGCTCCATGATGCGGGCGGCGCGGGCATAGCCGACGTTCAGGCGGCGCTGGAGGAGAGAAACAGTCGCCTTGTTCTCCATGCGCACAATGCTGACAGCCTGATTGTAGAGATCATCGTCCGTGGCATCGGAGCTGTCGGCGGTGTCGCCGAGATCATCGTCCGCGCCATCTTCTGCGTCATCGCCGTCGAGCATTTCAGGGGCCTCGGCGTCATCGGAATCTTCCGGATCTTCCTCGTAGGCATCATCATCTTCGACTTCGTCCTCGTTGATGACAGGCATCATGCCGTCTTTGAGGCTGCGTTTTTCCATGACGTCGCGGAAAAAATACTGCATCCAGTACGTCAGCATCTTCGTCAGAACAGATTCGATCTTCGTCCGCAGCGTCTTTGCAATCGTAAAGGTGCCGCCGGTGACCTTGGTTTCCAGCGAACCGTCCTTGAAGATCCACGTCATTTTGGCTTCGGGGCTGATATACCCGGCTTCCTCGACGTTCTCCAGCATGGAGAGCTGGGCGTCCATGCCCTGAATCGGGGAGATTGTGAATGTGGGCGGATAGGTGTCTTTCTGGAAGCGATACGTCAGGTCGTGTTCTTCGCATAAACCTTCCATCTTCTTTTTCTGCGCTTCATACATCGAAATTTCACTCATGGTAGTGACTCCTTTCAGTCATCAGTCGAGCAAAAACAGCGTTCCATTCCAAGCTGTCTTCACTCTGTAATTTTGTAGATCGGTTTCTTTTACGTACTTTCGGCCGAACAACGTTTTCATGTTCTGCCAGTCGCTCCAAGGAATTTTGTAGACCTCGCCGGTCGAGAAACCGGCAACGACGAAGCAGCGAGCGCCGAGCTGCTGGTGCCTGTCCATGTAGGCCGCCTGAATATCCAGAACGCGATCCTGCGTCAGACGGTCCGTGGACGTGAATTTGGCTTCGATCAGGATTGTCCTGCCGCCCTTGAGCGTGCCTTTGTAGTCAACCTGCGCTTTCTTGGTGTAGCAGGCCAAGAAGCGACCGTTGCCCTCTGGCTTGATAACTTTCATCGGCTCAGGCGTCTTTTCGATCACTGCATAGCCGCGGCCGCTGTAGTAATCGAAAGAGCCGTCAAGCCGCTGCTCGAAATACTGGCCCTTCTGACGGGCGATTTTGCCGAGAAGCTGCCGCTTTGGATCTTTCGCCATGACTGCCTCCTAACCCACGCCGAAGTAAATGCCGTCGCAGTAGATCACTTCGGAACCCTGCTTGTACTCGGAGCACCAAATATAATTGCCATCGAGGTCGCTGTGATGCCCTTCGAGAACGTCGGCCGCAATGTCCCACGCTCGCTGCACGGCGGCGGCTTCGCCCGGCTCGCTTGCCTTATCAGGCCAGACGATTCCGGTCACGGAGAGCAGCCCCCATTGCAGACCGTATTTGTTGTCCATCAGAACGCCCTCGATGGTATCGGGGTAGCGAGGATCGGCCACGCGATTCAGAACAACGTCGGCCACACGATAGCGGCACATATCGCACACATCGTCGCCGCCGGCTTCCTGATAGATCACAATGGCAAGGCGCTCCCAGTCCTCTTTGTCCTGGCACTCGAAGCCGCCTTTCCCGCAAGGCTTGCTGTCTGCCTCTTGGGGAGGCTCTGGCAGATCGTATGTACCGGGAATATCGGCGGTTTCGTGTTCGACCTCCGCGTAGGCTTCGACCTCCAAGCGGCTCTGATAGGCCGTTTCGTCAAACGTCGGCGAAATTGCCGCGGAAGCAACAGGCGTATTTTCGGTTTCGCGTGGCATCGCAATCGCAAGCACCAACGCGGCGAGCAGGATCAGCGCCGCCAGAAGAACAACCGTAGGCAGGTTGCGCCTTGCCCATCTTTTCATATCCTCATCCTCCATTCTCATTTCCGTCGCCGAGCGCAAATTGCTGCGCGACGCTGGAAATCATCTGTTTTATGTCTGACGGGAGCGCCATATACTCCCGATCGCTCTTGATGCGCACCGTGTAGGAGCGCTGAAAGTTGGAAGCGACCACGCTTTGCACTGTTTCGGCGTTCATCATGCCCCATTCCCGGAGCTGCTGCGGCGAACCGACAAGCCGCTGAATTGTTGGCGGCAGACGGTCGTATTCCTCTTTTGCGTTGTAGCCGCTGTTTGCAATCGCCCGGTAGACCAGCGTCCACGCCTCGGCGGCGGTCATTTCCTTCGGCATACGCATCTTCGTGATTTGCTCTTTGACTTCGCCGATGTTCGGTGGAAACGTGTTTGTCCGTGAGGCGATCATGGCTTTTACTGCAACGGCAACGACCATGACGGGCTCATCCTTGAACATCTCAGCCCAGAGATCGACGATCTTGTTTGCCTCCTTGGGGCTAAGCCCGTTGTAAAACTGGGGATAGGCGGCTTTCAGAACTGCCAAAATGTCAGCTGTTTCAAGCCTGTCCATTTCTCATTCCCTCCGCAATGTCGGTAAACACGTTGCCGCTGGAGCTACCACCCTGATAACGATACTGCCCGCCCTTGTCCTGCTCCTTGGAAAGCCAAGCATTGATGAACCGGCGGATTCCCGATTTCGTCTTGCGCCGCTTGGGATTGTCGGTGCTCCAGCTCGACATTTTCCGAAGCTCCTGCATGACATTGACGGCTGGGTACAACTCGCACCAGCGGTTGTAATCCTCCGGAGACACATCAAAGAGCGACTTGTCATTCAGAATGATGCTGATGATCGGCGGCGCGGAGACGGTTTCCGGCTCTGCGCAAGCATCCTCCGTATTCTCTATATCTGTGTCTGTATCTAAACTCTTATCTCTAATCTCTTTATCTCTATCTCTATTCTCTATCTCTGTGGGGACAGTTGTGGGGACATCAGTGGGGACATTGTCCCCACTTTGGAGCGCCGGGGAATTACGTTGCCTGCGCTTCTTTTCGCCCCAGTCTGTCTCGCACCCAACAAGATTGTTGTGATCTGCGAGAACAAGAACGCCGTCGATGTCCTCGTAGACAAGACCAAAGGATTTGTAGAGATTGAGCGCCACGCGGATTGTGTCCGCGGAGAACCATTTGAGATCACGCTGGATTTTCGGAATGTCGTATTTGATAACGACCTCACCGATCTGTCGAGATAAGCGGCCGTCGGTGTTGATGGTCTTGAGGCAGAGCATCTGGTAGAGGACAACGTAGTTTGCACCGTCTGGCTGTGACATAAAGTAGTCAATGGTGTCGGAGGTCATAAAGCTCTCCTTGAGCTTCATCCAGTAGAATCTTTTGCCTGTTGCCATGAGAGACCTCCTTAGAACGGCAATTCGCTGTCATCGTCCGCGAGCTGCGAGAAGCCGCCGGTCGGGTCGTAGGTCGGCTCGCCCTTGGGTTTGCCGCCGTCACCGTCGCGCTTAGAATCGCCAAAGTAAACGCTGTCGGCAAGAATCTCGGCCGAGCGGCGCTTGTTGCCTTCCTTGTCCTGCCAGTTGCGGATTTGAAGCCGACCGCCCACGACGATCATGCGCCCCTTGCTGAAATACTTCTCTACGAACTCAGCCGTACCGCGCCACGCAACAATGTCGATAAAATCCGTTTCCCGCTCCGCGCCCTGCGCCGCGTAATCGCGGTCGCAGGCGATGGAGAAGGAGACAACCGCCGTGCCGCTCTGCGTTCGGCGAAGCTCTGGGTCGCGCGTCAGACGTCCCATGAGAACAATGCGGTTAAGCATGATCGGCCTCCTGCGCTGGAATGCACGGTTCTGGAACATCGTTGCTGGCAGGGGCAACGCTAGGTTCTGCAAGAACAGCTTCGAGCGCGTCACGAAGATGCCAGTTTTCAATGCTGGAAGAGTTGAAGATTGCTTTGCAGACGCGCAGCCGCTCGGACTCGCGGATGAGCTGTTCCAGATCGACGTCCATGATGATACCGGCGCCGGGCGATTCGTCGAACGGATAAACATGAGCGTCTTTCTTATCAAAGTTGAGCATTTTTGAAATCTCCTTTTTCAATGATCTTGATGACTTCCTGACACTGAGGCACGTCAAACATACCGATGTGCGTCTTCTCGACCGGAAGTCCCATTTGTCCAGCGAGCCAGCCGTAGGCGGCTTTGCGCCGCCCACGGAACGGCCCGGTTTTCCAGAGAGGGTCGAACGAGGCGTGAGCTGCCATTTTCCATTTCCGGAGCGTGGCATCGGCCAGACGGCCGAGGGGCTTGTCTGTTCGGCCATGGCAGCCGACGTATGCGCCGCAGTTTCTGCAGAGATACGCGGTGTGGCCGAAGCTGCGGCCATAGATCTCGGAATCATCGACCAGCGCGGCCTTGTGGCCGCAGTAATCGCAATAAACGGTCAAGGCTTCTTCGCCTCCTTGTACTGATCTGTTTTTTCGGGCGGGCCGGTCTGAATACCTTGTTCCTCACACTCGGCGATGATACCGTCGAGGAACGCAGCCATCTCGGCAGCGGTGTACTCGCTTGTGCCTTTCAAGGCGCGGTAGTGGATGAATTTTTTGCCCTCGATGTAGCCGACGCCGATCTCGGCATAGTGTCTGGCCACAAGCCGCGGCGGCACACCGTCGCGCAGGGAAAACAGCACCTTGCATTCGTTCCCAGCTTCGTCGATGTAGCTTTCACCGACACCGTAGCGCCGAATCATTTCCTCGTAGACGGATTCCTTGTCGGTTTTCAGCTTGGCCGCGAGCTGCTCAATGAGTGCCCATGCGTAGCTGTTGGCGCGAAGCCCACGAGGATCAGCTTTCTTTGCAATGGAGAACGTGATCGGCCGCTCGCCGAAGTTTTTCCAAAGGTCCTTGCAGCTTTCCCGCGTGTAGATCGACAGGATATATTCGCCGCTGCGGGCGTAGGTGATGTCTTTCAGGAAACCGTTCACGCTTTTTCCTCCTCGACGTGGCCGTGCAGGTAAACGTACTCGCCGGTCGGCCCGATGTTCCGATAGATGAAATCGTCGCACTTTGCCTTGGAAAGATGCGTCCCCAGTACCCGCCGCTCATAGACGAATTCGCCGTTTGCCTTTTTCTCCGCGATTCTGGCCTGAATTTCTTCGTCCTCGTAGTTCGCTTCCAGCAGATAGAGGTCGAAGTTCGGGGCCGATATGCCGTTCAGGTTGTTTGTATCGGTGGCGTAGAGGACTTTTCCGGAAGAGAGCTGCAGCTTGTAGCCGCAGTTCGGAACGTCATGCACCAACGGCACAGGCTCGACCGTGAAATCGCCGTAGCTGTATCGGTGGTCGAAGTCGTACAGGTCGATGCTCGCAGGCTTGATGCCAGCTTCCACCAGCGGCCGCACCATCCATCGGCAGCAGCCGAAGCGGAGCGCCGGTCGGTCCGCTGCGAGGGCGTGGAGCGTGCTTTTTCGGAAGTGATCTCCGTGCCAATGTGTCAGCAGAACCAGCCTGAGAGCTTTTGCAACTGGCTTCACGGCCTTGTACGGAACGCCGCAGTCGACGAGAATCTGCCCGTCGATCACAACAGCGTTGCCGGTAGAGCCGGTTGCAAGGACTTCATAAGGAACACTCATTACAGCGAATTGAGGTCAATTTGCTCCGGTTCGCCAGCGTTCTCCTGAATCTGCGCTGAAGCAGAAATCTGCGTGTCAGAACGCGGAGCTTCCATAAATTCCACCTCATCGGCGCTCTCATTTTTGTCCGCAACAATCTCGCCTGTTTTGGGATCAACGGTCGGAATATGGCTGTCATTGATAAACGCGCGTTCCATTTCTGTGGACATGATGCCCCATCTACTGATAAGCTGGCGAATTAATGTTTTCTGAGCCATTTCATCGAAATTCTTGTACCAGAACGAGGAATACTGCCACATGTCCTTGTCTGCAATTTGGCCGTTTCTGATTTTTTCAAAGGCTTCTTTGCTGAAGGCTTGCGAGTATGTATCTGCGTGTCGAAGCATTTTTTCCTTCGTCCAGTAGATACATTTCGTAAAACCTGACTTGGTTTCTAGGCGTGCCATATATCCAATGATCGGCTGCGCTTCACATTCGTCATCATCCTCGATAAACTTAAACTGCGGCTTTCCAGTAAACGGGTTTCTGCCCAAATACTCGCCGTTATGGATTGGAAGGCAATCAATATCGATATACTGCCCGCTCCGGAGCGCAAGCTGAATGTAGCCTTTGTACCCAAGAATAAATTGCGCCTTGACGCATTCTGGTGAAATCAACCGTCCTTCACGGTATTTTGCTTTCTGCTTGAATGGGACTATGTAGAAATACCCAAGCTGAGGCGACGGGGAGAGTTCCAGCCCCTCACCGAGAAGCCCACACGCAAGAACGGAACTGGGTTCACAAGTTTGGAGCGCTGGAGTAGCGGCAACAGCGGACGTGATTGATGCAATGAACCGATTTACACGTTTCGGATCTTTCAGCGTGTTTCTAATCATGTTCTGATAGTTTTCCGTTGTGATGGCAACAGAAAACGTCTGCTTCTTCGCAGGCGCAATATTAGAACTGCTCATAGTCATAACCTCCATTTACGAGAAATTCTTTGAGGGCTTTCAGCTTGCCGATACCGCCGCGAACACGGAACGAAACCTGATAGGTCTTTTCAGCGGGGGCCTCGGTGGGAATGGGCTGCTCGACGGGTGCAGAAACGGGGGCAGGCGGTTCTTCGTTCAGAACTTCTTCGATCTTCGCCTGCGCGGCATCCTGAACTTCTTGTGCGGATTTCATGGCGGCGCGGCGGCGAGCGGCTTCTTCCATCTCCTTGTGACGCCGGTCAACGATCAGGGCCGCTTCCGGTGCGGAAAGCGATTTGCGGTACTCGACCAAGACCTCATCCTTGTGCTCCAGCGTTTCAATCATCCGCAAATCGTTTGAAACGTTCTGCAAGAACAAGGAAGCCTGTCCTTGCAGCTTTCTAAGAGAATCGGACATCGTGATATTGATGCCGCAGCGCTCAAACGGCGCGATGTCTTCGGGGATATTCAAGCTCGCGCGGTATTCGTTGTAGAACGCGACAATTTCCTCGCGCTTGGCACCTTTGATGCCGTTCTCAACGGAAGCGATTTTGGCTTTCAGCTCAGCGTCTGCCTTGGTAAAAGCGTCGGCCGCACATTCCTTGTAGAGCTTTTCAAAAGCCTCATACGGAGCAAGGATGGCCTTTTTGACTTCACGGCGGCGGGCTTCCAGATCCTGAAACTCTTTGTTCAGCTCGGCGCGGGCTTTCTTGACGTCCTTGTAGGTAGCTTCGGTGCAGGCCAGCGCCAGCACCTGCGCAACACGCTCGTCAACAGAAGCCTTGACCTGCCGAAGCTGGTCTTCGATGATAGGAAGCTGTTTTACGACGATCAGGTTATTCTCCATCAGATGGCGCCTCCTGCGTGATCTCTTTCAGAAGCGGCAAGATCCGCTTGTCGATGCGGCTTTCCGGGACGTCGATCTCGCAGATCACGGCGCGGGCCTCGCGCTTGGCCGTGGGGGCGATGACCTCCATTCCGACGGAGGCGTTCGGGATGCTGCAGCGGTAGCTGTAAGTGCCGCTGCTGCGGATGGTGCCGGTTTTTTCGTCGATGTAATGAACGTTTACGATCATGTGTTGTCTCCTTTCGGCTGCAAATTCATCATGCTCATCAGTGTGGAAATGGTGTATTTGACTCGCTCGACCTCCGAATCGTCGAGGCCGACAATGTCCGGTTCGCCGTTACGGTAGCCGTCTTTCATGACCACGATGTTGCCGACGATCGGCTCGCCGTGCTGGTCTGTGCCATAGAAGAAAGAGCCAATATGATTCAATGGAAGATCCAGCAGCCGTCCTTCTTCGTTGACGATCATGCAAAGCGGCCGGGCAAGACGCATCGGGTGAACGTGCTCGATGTAGCCACCAACGGCAGAGCCAACGGTTTTGTAGAGGGGGTCGCTGAAATCCTCAACGCGAACCTCGTGATTCGTTGTCACGACAACGCCTTTCATTCGGATTCTCCTTTCTTGATGTAATCGCGTACAACATCTGTGAGCCAATCCTGCACGGTGTCGTAGCCATCAGCGGCAAGGTGCGCTCGGAGCTGGGAGGCCTCATCGGCGGTGATTCTTGCGTGGAGCTTATCCTTGAGCCGGTGCTGATCGGCTGTGCGGAGGTGCTTGCGAATGCTGCCGTCCGGGTCGAACTTGGCGTAGAGGGCTTTCATGGCTTTCTGCGTCAGGCAAATCCCGTAGGCGTCGCTGTTCTCGCACTTGCTCTGGCTCGTCATGTCGTACTTGGGGTAGATGGTCTGCACGACAGCGACCATTTCTTTTGCGGGCGTTTTTGTTTTTAGCCGAAGCTCTTTCAGATTGTTCGGCATCTGCATTCCTCCTTGACGATAAGATTTTTCACTGCTATGATCGAAGTGGGTCTTTGTGCCTGGGGCTGTTTCCGTGCCAGCGGAGCGGCCCCGTTTTATTATGCTTGTCGGTCTCATCTCCTTCCTTCCTGCGTTGCAGCCGCCTTTCGTGCTGCAATTCTCTGGTCGAGCCATTCGGCGTTGCCGGGGATTTGCAAGAATGCTTTGAAGCATTCCAGCGTCGCTGCTGCCAGATTGTCGCGGACGGAATCAGGAATTGATGCCGTGTCGATTTGTATGCGCTCGGCCACAGGCAATTTTCAGTCCTCCTTTCTTTTAAGTCGCATATCATGCGACAAACTGGCTGAAAAAAATAGACATTGCTTCTTCGGAAGTAAGTCCAAGCGCGTCGACGATAATATTCGCTTCTTTCACAAAAAGCGTGTCTCCGTTGTTGCTGAGCTTCCGATAAAGCGTAGATCGGCTCATTCCGAGCTTCTCTGCCAACATTTCAGTTGTCACGTCTTTTTCTACCATCTTGCCTTTGAGCTTGTTCATATTGATCACGGCAATCCCTCCTTTCATAAAATTCGCATCTCGTGCGACAACTCGAATATACCACCTGTTTTTGCGTATGTCAACACTATTTTCGCGCTGTATGCGAAAAAATTTCTAATATCTGCGTTTCGATGTTGCAAATATGCGAATCCAGTATTATAATATAGGCAAATCAAACGGAGGTACACGTCATGTCCACTCTTGGTGATAGAATCAAAGAAAAGCGGATCGCAGCAGGCTTTTCTGCCGATGAGCTTGCAAAGCGTATTGGCAAAAACCGCGCAACCGTTTACAGATACGAAAGCGGCGATGTTGATATTCCGGTGTCGGTTGTGGGTGAGATCGCGCTGGCGCTCGATGCTTCCCCGGCCTACCTTATGGGTTGGGAAGAAGAAAAGCCCATCATCGACACGGATGATGGGCTTGTAGAGATTGCAAAAGTATTTACTTCGCTGACGCCTGATAATCGCGCCAAATTGCTTGAACTGAGTCGCCTTTATTTAGCCGCTCAAGGCAGTAACGAATAAAGGCTGCATAGTTTCCAGCACAGGGCAGAGCGCTTTCTTTGGCAAGAATACATTTCGCAACTATGCCCATTTCGTGGCATACGGAATCCCTGCGTTCGGTCATGGAACTCGAATCTCCTTTATCTTTTGTATTCGTTGCCGGCGACGTAAACTGATTATACCATGTCCAGCCAGTTTATTGCAATTTTCGTGAAAATATAACATTCTCGTTATTTCGACACAAGGGAGCAGCCGTATGAGTAGCTTGAGATTTTCAGCAACGCTTTCTGCGTATTCGGTTCCTGTTTTTCAGCAGACGCAAGGGATTTTGCCCGCGATTTCAGATGCTATATGGAACGATTACGTTTCACCGTCTGGGGGTTACGTTAATTATGCTTCCTACAAAGTGACTGGAATAAACGAGAGAACGGGCCGTAAGCAGAGTAAGCGGATAAGGGCGAGGGATGAAGCGGCCGCAATTCAATGCGCAACCGCAGAAAATGTGTGCGCTCCTTACGTGGTAGAGCTACTTCCGAACGATCCGCCAACGGAAGCTCAATTAGCCTACGCAAGAGACATGGGGGCAGTAATTCCAAATGGAGCGTGTTCGCATGACGTAAGCGCAATTATCTCACGCATTTACAAAGATGACGAGGCTGCCGTCGATGGCAGCCTAGCTGAGTGCGCAATAAAGCACGGTCTTTTACTGTCACGATATACGGGGACAAAAATGATTTTGGAGTTGGTTGACTATCTATCTCCGCAAGAGCAGAAGCGATTCCGCGCAGATTTGAAAACCATCCGAAAAGCCAAGAAAGAACAAGGGGGTGCGAATATTGGCACGAACCGCGACCAAACACCCGGCAAAGCCGAAGCGCGGTAAGAAACTCGAAGCGGAAGAACCCGGCGTTCTGTATGGCCGATATAGCAGCCATAATCAAAAAGACATATCGGTTGAGCAGCAGTTTGAAAAAGGCTACGGACTTGCCGGGGAATATGGTATCCGCATTGTTGAAACTTACGCAGATCGCGCCGTGTCAGGCCGTACCGATAAGCGGAAAGATTTCCAGCGCATGATGGCAGATGCGGCGAAAGGGAAATTCCGCTATGTGATTGCATGGAAATCCAACCGTATGGGGCGTAATATGCTGGAGGCTCTGGTCAACGAAGCCAAGCTGCAGGAGCTTGGCGTCCGCGTTCTCTACGTCGAAGAAGATTTCGACGACACCGCAGCAGGCCGCTTTGCTGCCCGCTCGATGATGAATGTCAATCAGTTTTACTCCGAAAACATGGCAGAAGACATCAAACGCGGTCTGTATGATAATGCCTCGAACTGCATGGTGGCAAATGGACACTTGCCCTATGGCTATAAACGGGATGACACGCTGCACTATGTCATCGATGAGGCGAAGGCCGCTGTCATCCGGGAAATCTTCGTTCGCGTTTCCTGCGGAGAGCCACTTGTCGATATTTATGACAGCCTGAATGCTCGTGGAATCAAAACTTCTTACGGCCGGCCGTGGGGAAGATCGAGCTTCCAAAAGATCCTGTCGAACGAACGGTATAGAGGAATTTACATCTACGGCGATGTCCGGAAAGAGGGAGGCATCCCGCGAATCGTCAGCGACGAATTGTATTTCAAAGTGCAGGAGGTGTTGAAAACGAAGAAGAATCCGCAAGGGCGTCACCGCGTCAACGGCGACTATCTATTGACCGGCAAACTGTTTTGCGGTAACTGCAAAAGCCCTATGATCGGAATTTCTGGCACAGGCAGAACGGGGAAATTGCATTATTACTACGTCTGCCAGAAAAAGCGTTCGGAGAAAACCTGTGATAAAAAGAACGTTCGCCGCGATGAAGTAGAATACCAGATAGCCAAGGCCATTTTTGACAATGCACTTCAAGATCAAGTGATCGAATGGATTGCAGACAGTACTATCGCGTATAACGACCGCAAAGAGGCCGAGGGGCACATCGGCATTTTGGAGGATCAGCTTGCTGATGTGCAGCGCAGCTTGAAAAACATCATGTCGGCCATCGAGCAAGGAATTGTTACTGAAACCACCAAGAGCCGGTTGCTCGAATTGGAATCTGAGCGTTCGGAGATTGAGGGCAAAATTGCAGCGGCCAAGGCTGATATTGTGCCGGTTAACCGCGAGCAGTTAATTGAATGGCTTCTCAGTTTGCGGGAGGGTGACATACACGACAAAAAGTATCAGGCCCGCCTATTCGACACGTTCCTTATTGCCGCATATCTCTACGACGATGGCACAGCAAAGCTCGTGTTCAGTTTCGCGGGGGACAAGAATACAGTCACGGTTCCACTAGCCGAAGCAGTTGATTCCGTCGAAGAAAATACGGCAGAAGGTTCGTTTAAGCTCTGCCTTGCTCCACCAAAGCAGAGCCAGACGAACCAGATGCGTTCGCCTGGCTTTTCTGCGTCTCCAGCAATCTACATGGTCGGCGGCGCGTTTGTCCTCGTGTGCTCTCTTGTGCAAGAATAGAAAAAGAGCACCTGCCCTTCAGCGAAGATGGGCAGGTGCTCTTTTCTACATTTTTTCATAACGTAAGCCGTTATAACCTAACGATTCCATGAAAAATGAGAAAATACTTGTTATATTTTCTCGTAAAGGAGCATGGCTATGATTAGGATTTTACTGTCCACGCGCCTCGGCGAAAGGCGCTGGACGCAGGCTGATCTCGCTCGCGCAACTGGCATACGTCCGTCTACCATCAATGACTACTACCACGAATTCGCCGAGCGTGTCAACCTTGAGCATTTGGATTTGATATGCGAAGCGCTGGACTGCGATCTCGAAGATCTGATTATCCGCATACCGAATAGTGAGCCGCGGGTACGGACACGGACCGGCTTTGAATTACATACCAAACGCTGACTTGCTCCCCAAAGCCCGGACGCTTACCATGCGTCCGGGCTTTCTCCTTTTGCGGGAATCGTATAGACCTCTATGGCGTTCAGAACGTTGCCGGGCTGGCATTGAAGCTGGTGACACAGGATCTGGATCGTCTCAAAGGGAACGTTCTGATGCCGCGCTCCATGATTTCGTCGTAGTTCATTGATACCTCCTAAGTCTCTGCTTCATCCGTCAAATCAGCATTTGAAATGGTAATCCGTTCTCCATTTGGCAGTATAAACGCCAGCTTACAGCCGCAATACTCAGCTATCTTTACAAGATCTTCGGCAGACCATCGTTCATTCGAAAACTTGTTGCTTAGGCTCTGCTTACTACTCATACCTAAGACTTCCATCAAATCCGACTGCTTCTTTTCGCGCTCCAGCAGCAGGGCTTTGACCTTTTTTGAAACCGACACCTTGCGCTACCTCCTTCTAGTACGAATATACACCATTTCCGTTTATACGTCAATAAAAAAGTTTTACGAATCCACGAAAATATTTAACTTTTCTATTGACAAGTACACGAAAATGGTGTAATATAAGCATGTAAGGCAAAGCCGAACAGCTTTTTGAAAGGAGCGAGGTGAATGAACGACGTGAACGTCACCGAGGCGCTGCTGAAAGCGATCCTCGAACTCATCGAGAAGTGCGAAACGCTCGAAGAACTCCGCGAAAGCGTCAAGCGCATCATGGATGAGTAAATAAAAAGAGTAGCGGCCCCTTCCACAGACCCGCTACTCAAACACCCCGAAAGGTGAGCCGGGAGCCTTACCCCGGCCACCTTGATTATAACCGAGTAAGGCAAAAATATCAAGGAGGAACACAAAATGATGATTTCTGAGTTTATCGAGCGCACCGGCTTCGAGCCGACCGCCAGCGAGTATGCGAAGATTGAAAAAGCCTACTACGACTTCAATGGCAACAAAGACGAATTCTGCAAGGCGTTCGTGAAGAACGGCGGCGAAAAGAAAATCTACAAGGCAAGAGCCGAAGAAATTGCACAGCTCAAGAGCCAGTTGGTCGAGATGGAAAAGCAGCATAAGGCCGAGATGGAAGCTCGCGAGAAGCAGATCAACGACCTGACTGCCGAGTTGGATCGTGAGCTTGAGTGGAAGCCCAGCGCCGGCACCGGAACGAACATGAGCCAGAGCGACTACGACCACCTTGCCAACTGTGGCAAGCTGATGACCGACGAAGAAGCCAAGACATTCATCGCTGACGAGTGCGGCTTTGCTCCCGAAAAGATTCACATTCTGCACGAGGTTCACACCTACGAGGTCAACAAGCACCGCCGACTCCGCAAGTCCGGAACCTTCGACCGCACGCCTGTGTACGAATCCACTGACTGGAACTATGTTCGCTTCGACTGTGCCTGCTTCATGTACGAGCTGGTCAACGGCGAGCTCCGCTTCTACTGCTGCTAAATCGTCGCCCGCCCCGGAGGTAACGAGGGCTGAAAGGAAACATCATGCACATCATCATCTTCGCTATTAGGCAAGCCGGGCAGGCAATCGGTAATACCCCTATCCGAGAGCAGGCAGTTGGGGCAGCCAAAGCCCGCGCCCAGCAGACGCGATTCCCCGTTTCCGTCATTGCCCACTGTGACACCGGAAAGGAGATAGAGGTCATCTTCCATCCTGATGGCACCAGCGAACGGATTAGAAAATAATCGACGCTGCCTGACCTACCGGGCATACGGGGAGAAAGGAATCATCATGGAAGACAAAATCATCATCGATCGCATGGACGCAGAAGAATTCCTCGAAATGCTTATGGACGCTGCTAACCAGGACAACCCGAACCAGTATTACAGTACCGCACAAATCATTGAAAATATCGCAAACGAGTTCAAGACGCTCTGCGAACTGTAAAATGCCGCCTGACCTATCGGGCATACGGGGAGAAAGGCTTATCATGGAAAAATTGATTTATTCCACCTTCCGCGAAGGCTACGGCATTGACCAGATTCACAGAACAATGACTGCTGGCGAGTTGATCAACTTCCTCGCCCAGTACGATGAAGATACGCCAATCTATCTGAGCTTCGACAACGGCTACACCTACGGCGGCATTGTTGAAGGTCGCTTTGAAGAAAACTATGGGGAGGATAACGACGATGAATAAGGTCCGCCGTAAAAATTTGCAGGCCATCATCGACCGGTTGGATGAGCTGAAAGGCAGTCTCGAAGATCTTCAGGCCGAGGAAGAAGAATACCGAGACAACATCCCGGAGAATATGCAGGAAAGCGAACGCTACGAAAAAGCCGACGAAGCCTGTGACAATCTTTCCAGTGCTGTGGACAGTTTGGAAGAAGCTATCAGCAGCATCGAAGCTGCTATCGAGTGAAAGGAGAAAGCCTTATGACGATCAAAACGTTGGAATACATTCACGCGCTCTTGATTGAGGATGAGCGTAAGCGCAAAGAAGTCTACGAGAACTCCAGGAGGCTTCAACGCGAATACGAAGAAAACGGTGCAGATGAGGAACTGATAAATCGGCAGGACGAAGATGCGGGCAAATTTATGCGCGAACACTTTGCCGCGCTGAATGCGCTGGAAGACTTTGAGGGGCAAGAGTGGTAAGGAGGCTCAGAGCATGGGACTGATGATCGATAGGCCGGCAAAGACATTGATCGAACGCTTTGCCCAAAAGCAGCCGGGTGGACACTTCGCGTGTCCCCGCTGCGGGAAGATGACGATGGACGCAGAGAGCGTCACACACAACGCCCTCAGCCGCCGCATTGGCTGTTACATCTGCGACACCTGCGGAACGGTTGAAGCTCTCGAAGATTTTGCGCATAAGCAGAATTCGCTCAACGTGTGGGCAATCACAAAAGAACCGGAGTTGTGGCGTATGCTGAGCTGGAATAGCGACGGCATCGAGATCGCCGGTCACGAGGGAACGTGGTATGTCATTGACGAGGGCGATTTTCAGATTACCCCGGACGTGGACGGCAAACCGGAAACGCTCACCGCGCACCTGTTCCTGCTTGAAAGTGAGCTTTACGGCGAGGATGCTGCAGGTCTCATCGTGAACGATGAAAAGCAGATTGTCATGGAGGACGTCTGGAACGGCTTCGACGATCTGGAAGACGCCGGGTGGGAGCGAATCGAAGAATAGTGTGCCGCGCGAATGAGCATTTCAAGATAAGCGCCTCTGTCGCGTCGCTGCTGGACTTGCAAGTTTAGGCAGCGCAAAGCGACGAGAGAATCAATGGGCAGATATAAAAACGGCGTAGCGAGCCGCCAGAGCCGCGTAAAAAAGAAAACCCCTCACATGACACTTCTGCCATGTGAGGGGTTTGTTCGTGTGTTCAGATAAAGGCGCTGTCCACGTTGTCCGATGCGTCCTGCTCCTGAAAGCCGTTTGCCTTGGCGGCTTCAAACGTGATGCCGCCACGCTTGTGGTCGGACTTGACCAGCTCAAAATAGCACTTGCCGCCCGTGATGATGATAACCTGCGCCAGACTGAGCGCGGCTGTCAACCAAGCGGCAGAAGCCATATAGTTGGACTTGATGCACAGGCGCATCAGGTAAATACATTCCTGCGTGATAAGCAAGCCAGACCCGACCAGCAGGAAGCAGACGAGTTTGCTCGTGTCCAGCTTCTTTCTCCTGCGCTTTTTCTGAGCCATCAGATCATGCCGAGCTTCTGCGCGAAGCGGTAAAGAACCGTGACGAGCTGCTCGCGCGTCATCATGTCCTGCCACATGAAGTTCGCGGAGCCGTCGGGCAGCGGTGCGCCGCCCTGCACGATGCCGTTGTTGACTGCCCACTGGCGAGCAGCTTCGCTCCAATCGCTGCAGTCATTGTCCTGAAGATCTTTCCGCATTTCGCGGAACAGCTCGGTAAAGGTTTCCTTGTCCATGTCGTCCTCCTTTTCTCCGTTTTCCAGCGCCATAACTGTGTGCCCAGAGGAAACGAGAATATCGCCCCGGCGCAGGTAGGCGTCAGATGTCAGGTACTTCCGGTCAGTCAGCAATTCAAATTCTCCCGTAGCAGGGAAGCAGCGCATCATGCAGTAGGTCGTGCAGGAATTGCCCTGCTTGCGGTAGGTTTCTTTCAGGGCGTCGACGCCAGCGGAAATTGCGCAGAGCATCATAAACGCGCTGCAGTCCGTTTCTACGGGCTTTGCGATCTTGCTCAGAATGAAGTCTACCGCTTCCGCAGCGACGTAGGCTGTGTTGCGACCGTCCTGATCGTACCCGATGTTCTTGTTGCCGACACCAGCTTCGCACGCCTGCGCGGCCAGCTCAGCTTTCCTGCGGTCCTTGAACCGGAGAACGCCGAGCCAGCTTCCAGAGTACCAATGCGCGAAGTTTAATTCGCGGCCGGTCTGATTACCGGGCTTCTGCCCATGTGCGCCGGTTTCGCCGAGCGACGCCTGCCCGATGCGTACGCTCATGTTTCGTCGCCCCCGGAGGTCGAAAGCTCACCGACAGCCAAAACGCCGCTTTTCAATTCATAAACGGCGGACTCGATCATAGCGTCCAGTTTGGCTTCGTCAACCGTAATGCCGCGCTGCTTGAGCCATTCCAAGACATACGCTTTCTTCTCAGGACCGCGACCGGAGCCGTTGTAAATCTGCTCTGCGGCAGATACGGCAATCTTCACCCATGCGTTGATTTCTGCCTGCTGCTGGGCTGTGGTCTTGCTCTTGATGTACGGAATGACAATGACGGTAATGACTGCTGCGATCAGCGCAAATACCGCCTGAATGATGGTGGTAATGTTGTATTCCATGAATCGTGTTCCTCCTTAGTCATACAGGGCGTGAATGCCCTGCTTTGTCAAAAAATCCTTCTGCTTATGCTTGATGTTGGCTGCGTAGTTCAGAGCATCGTGCATATCGCCGTTGCAGTTCGCGTCTGGAATGCGCTGTACCGCCTTGGCGGTTGCTTCGCCGAGCGCGATTGCTGCGCCTGTACTCTGCACCATGAGCAGAAAGAAGTCTTTCTGCGCTTCCTCCTGCTCTTCGGCGCGCTTATCACGCGCCGCAATTTTCCGTTCCAGTTTCCAGACGATAAAGCCCATGATGGCGGACGGAATCCCCATAGCCGCGACAAACGCGATCAGAAACTCACCAGCGTTGATTGTCATAATCACTTTCACCTCTACTTGCAAAATGCAGGAGAGGCAGACCGTGCCGCCCCTCCTGCTGCGTGTCAGATCTCTACTTCGAGATCCTTCAGGATTTCCTCGACCTGCGGCTTGATGAGAGCCGGCACCTGGTCGAGCGTCTTTTTGCCCTTGACGATCAACGTCGCATACACGATTGCCATATCAGCGACCTCCTTTCCACACAGAATGGTCAAAAGAAAAAGTCGAAGGCGCTTCATACGCCCTCGACCTCATCTTCTTCAAGGATACGCCGGACTTCCTCGCGCAGTCGTTCCGGCACATCATCAAGTGTTTTCAGCCCCTTTCGAATCAGCTCGGCATACACTTTCGCCATATCCATCAACCTCCGATCACAAGCTCATAGACGTCACAGAGCGCAAGCTGCGCCTGCGTGATCTGTGCGGACAGTCCTTCGTTGACGCTTTGCAGGTCGCTTACCTGCTGTTTCAGCTTCGGAATGGTCTCCTTTTCGGCTTCGGCCAGCTTCGCCTGCGCGAAATAGCCGTCGAAGCTGCCGAGAATATCATCATAGATCCCGTCATAGAATGGCAGTTCCAGATAATACTCATCGTACTCGAAGCCGGAGATCGTCAGCTCGCCCTGCGTTTCCGAGAACGGAGCTACGTTCTCATAGAACCGCACAAGGCAGTAGCCGGGCTTGTCAGGCTGCTCCTCCAGCGAGAACGCATTTGCCGGCGCATTGTCGCCTCTTACTTTCATTTCGCACAACCTCCTTCAAGATTCGTACCCCGATAGGGTCAACATACTTTTTCCGCGCCATAACAGAATCACAGTGCTTGAGCTGGCCGATCCGGCTCAAAAGCCCCGATGCCGTCCGATACGCGATCCGCTGGTGACGCTCGATCTTCTTGCGCACCTTGCGGCATTGGCGCGTAAAGCGCAGGAAGTTTTTTCGGCGCATGGTAGTATAATCGCGGTAAAAGCGATACCCGACGTAATCCAGCGGCCGCACTTTCAACGGGAACACCTGCCAGTTGCCCTTCATCTGCAGCCGCAGCCGCTTTTGCAGATACTCGGCAATCGCTTTCCGCGCACGGTGCAGCTTCTTTTTGTTCGGGCCAAAGAGGACAATATCATCCATGTATCGCACGCTGTACTTCACACCGTCGAGCGTCGTAATGTAACGGTCGAGCGGCTCAAGATAGAAATTTGCGAGCCACTGGCAGATGAAAAAGCCAATGGCCAGCCCCTGTTCGCAGGTTTGCAGGATCTCCCACGTCAGCTTTAGATACTTCTTGTCCTTGATCTTGTGCGCCAGCATCCAGATCAGCTTGCGGCGGTCGACAGAATGGTAGAAGTGGTGAACGTCCATTTTGCAGACGTACCGGCTTCCTTTTTTGTCGTGGTGAATGACACGCTTGCAGCGCCGAAGCGCGTGCTTTCCGCCGCGTCCCGGTACTGATGCGCAGCACCAGTAATTCATCCCGCGCAGGAAGACCGGCGCCGCCGCCAAGACCATCAACGTGTGGACAATGCCGTCGGGGAAGAACGGAACGTATTCGATCTCTCTCCACTTTCGGCTGCTGTTGTCGAAGATCTTGCGCTTCTTCGGCTGGACCGGGGTGAAAGTCTGCGTCTGCAGAAGATCATAGACGCGGTCCGTGAAGCCGTCCACGTCGGCCAGCACCCGTCTTACGTCACGCCGATCGTGTTTGTCTTTCGCGCCAAACACAATGGCTTCGCGGATGTGTTCTTTGTCACACATCCATTCATACAGGAATCCTTTTCTTTTTGGCAT